TTGCCCAGTTTCGCGGCCAGGTTGCCGGTGTCGTATTTGCTCAGGTACTGATCGCCACCCAGTTCGCGGACGTACTGCAGCTGGCCGGATTCGTGCCCGACCTGGGCCAGGAATGCGGCCTGCCGCTTCGGTGTGGTGATTTGCCGGTGGGTCATGGCGGTATTCAGGGCGGATACAAAAACGCCCGCTTGGCGGCGGGCGTTCGGCATGATGAGTTGCAGCTGTTTCTCGGTTAAGGACATACAAACTCCAGGCATAAAAAAACCGCACTCGGCGGCTATGGATTCGTTTTCGCGTTACTTCAGGGACACGACTTTGACCGGCTTCGCCTCCTTCTTCTTTTTCCTGCCCTTGGCCTTGGCCTTGCCGTTCTTGCCGCCGTTGCATTCGACGGTGGTCGACCAGCCGGCTTGGGTGTAGACCTGCTCAACCGAATCAATCAGGTATTCTCCATCGAGCCCAACTTTGAAACCCTGGGCGTTGATCGTCCGCTCGGCAAATAGGTCCGTGCGGCCGGGCATTTCAAACCGAACATCCGCGCTCGATCGGTTGAACGCCGCCAAGCGCGCCTTGGCCGCCGATTCCGCGGCGGTCTTGTTCGGGTGAATATGCCGATCGGTATGCACTGCCGGCAGGCCGTCCGGCACGTCGTCATTGTCCAGGGAGACGACCGCGAGCTTTCCGGTCTTCTTGTCCTGGTGCTTAGTGGCCACCGCCTTGTGCGCGCTGCGATCGCCGAAGCGAAACTGCCAGCGACTGACGTCACTGCGGGTCAGGGTGACGGCCCCGAACGCCTTGCCGCTGGCCGTCTGGCCACCTTGGCGGGGCATCACCAACAGCTTCCCGTCGCCCACCTTGGCGGTACAGTCGTATTGCTTGGCCAGGCGCGTGATGAAATTGAAATCGGATTCGCTGAGCTGGTCTGCCCGGGCGACCTTCGTCGTGACCGGGCACACCGGCTGCCAGCCGTTTCGCGTGGCGACATCGCTCACGATTTTGGACAGCGGCACGTTCTCCCAGCTACCGCTGCGGATGGTCTTGCCGCTGCCGCGCATGTCGCTGGCCTTGCCCTTGATCACGATCACATCCGGCGGACCGGATACCGTGACCTCGTCCACCACATAACGCCCCAAGCGTGTCAGGGTCGTCTCGGCATAGCCCAGGTAGATCTCGATGCCAATGCCCTTGCGGGGCAGCGTCACCAGCCCGTCGCGGTCATCGATGCGCAGTTCGAACTCGTCCGACTCCATGCCGGGCTTGTCCGTGGTGCTGAGCTGCAACAGCCGATCGTTGATCAGGCTCGTGATATCGGCACCATCCGCCACGATACGAAAGATGGGCGTCATGAATTTTTTCCAAAAAAAAACCCGCACAAGGCGGGCAAGAAAGTAAGGAATTTGAAGCGATGAACGACACGAGTGTAGATCATCAATCCCATAGCGTTACCTGCTCCATAGCAGGGGCCAGCAGATCCGGCAGCGTGATGACTACCCCGGCGCGATAGGGTTGAGGCTCGTCAGCCAAACCCTGATTGGCATCCAGCACCGCCTCGACACTGCCGACCAGATGGCCGTAGTAGTTGTGACAGATGGTGTCCAACAGATCCCCGTCAGACGTTCTGCATGTCGTCGCCATAGCGTACAAACTCCAGCGTGAACCCTTGTTTGCGCGGGATACCGCCCTGCATCAGCGCGCTCTGTTCTTCTTCAATGCTCTTGAGACACCAGTTCCCCAGCACGTCGCCATACCCCGTGACCAGGCTCAACGGTTCAAGCCTGGCGCCGATCGCACGCAACGTGTCGAGCTGCTTCAGGCCGCCCTTGAACCCCGGAAAGATCGCGCCCTTGAGCGTGATCTTCTCGTCACCCATGCCCACGGCCTGCTGCGCCGGCCGGCGCGACAGGCGCTCCTGCGAAGCCCAGCGGAATTCGGTCGAGCGGCGCAGCTCGTCAAAGGCCGCTGTGTCGAGGTTGAAGAAATACGGCTGCGCCTTGGGATCTTTGGGCTGGATGATCAGCAAGTGCGGGAACGGCTTCACCGCCTCCGGCGCCGGCGTCGAATCCGTGGCAAAGGCCCCGGTGGGCACGATGTTGGCCAGCGCTGGACTGGCCTTGCCGGCAATCTTGTTGATCGCCGTCGCCGCCTTGCCCGCCTGCTCCTTCAGCACCGCCATGCGCTCGTCGATCTGCGATAGCGCCCGGGTGGCCGTGTTGTACGTGGCCACCACCTGCCCGACCTTGGCCTGAGCCGCACTCACCCCGCGCATGACGCGCTGCAGCTTGGTCCCCATTGCGGGACCGACAAAGGGCAGCCCCTCCAGCTCGGACGTCGCGCCGGTGATTTCCCCGATCGCGCCATTCACCGGCCCAAGCATGCCGTCCAGGCTGCGCCGACCGGTTTCCCCGGCTGAGGCCAGATACTTCAGCCCCGACTGTAATTGACCCAATGCTTCCATGAGCCCTCCTGATTAAACGTGCGGCGCGTCAAAGAGCTGAGCGCTCCCCATTTGCTTGGCCATATCGCGATAGTGCTGATCGAGCAACGGCTTGAGCTGACCGTACAGCTGCGCCGCGTCCTTCACGTCACCGTTGACCGTCAGCGAAAACGGCGCCTGAATGTCCACCTTGGATTCGATCTTGGCGGGCTCCGGCTTCACCGCCGGCGCCAGGACCTTGGCCAGCGGCCCGGCCCCGGCGTCAGCGCTGGCCGGCGGCAACATCATCGAGCGCGCGGCATCACCGGGCTGCGTCTCGGCAGCAGTGGCAGCGCGTGCGGGCACAGCGGCGGCCGGCAGCACCGGCGCACCACCACGGGCCATCACCAGCGATCCGGCCACTGGCGCCGCGAACGACTTGGCAATGCCTCCCATCACTGGCGGAATGTCCTTGCCGGCATTGCTCATCATCAGCGGCCCGGCGGCCGGCATCCGCTTCAGCTCGTCAGGCGTGCCAAACATCGATTTGCCGATCGCACCGCCCAGAGCATCACCGCCCTGGCTACCGAGATATCCCCCAATCAAGCCGCCGACAAAGGTGCCAATCACCGGCAACACCGCCGTACCGATCGCAGCACCAGCGGCGGCACCGGTCAGCGTCCCCGCCAACCCACCCGCTGCCGCGCCGTAGCCCTCGGCCTTCTCGTCCTGCGTCTCGGCGTTCTGATAGGTGTCATAAGCCTTGTAACCGGCCTCAGCGACCGCGAACACCGCCGCACCTTTGACCATCGCACCGACACCACCCCCACCACGCATGCCGCCGCCCTTGCCGCCCGCCCGGCCTTTTTTGCCCTTTTTACTTTCGCCACCGGCATCGAGGTCGCCGCCATCCAGTCCGCCTGCACCACCGGCCGGCATGTTGGTGACGATCACCTTTTGCGGGATGTTGGGATTGCCCATCAGCGAGCCGCGCCCGATATTCATCAGGCCCTTGGCAATCTTGAAGCTGCTCATGGCGGTCTGGAAGCCGATCACGGCCGCGACGGCCGCACCGATGCCCGTCACCAGCCGGGGCGACTCATCGGACAGTTTGGCGAGGCCTTGCGTGACGGAGGTCACCCCGTCGACCACTGCGTCAGTCACCGGCCGAAAGGCATCACCGATGCCACGCATGGCGTCGTCGATACCCTGGACCATTTCCGCCTGTTTCTGCGCGGAAGACTGCCGACGTTCCTCAAGGTTCTTGTCCAGAATCCCCGCGGCGCTGGCCGACTCGCTTTTCAACTTCGCATACAGATCCTTGTTCTGCATGTATGCGGTCAAGGCACCCTTTACCTGCATGTCGGCGAACAGGTCACCGGTGCGCAAGGCTTGCTCCAGGGAGGCAATCATGGCCTTGGCTTTTTCCGGATCGGTCTCCTTGCTGATCTTGGCCGTGGCTTCTGCCATGGCGGCGGCCTTCTTCGGATCGGTTGCTGCGATGTATTTTTGCGCCAGCTCAAAGCTGGATTCCAGCGTGGACTTGCCGTTCTGCAGGCCGGTGTTCATCGAGCCCTGATAATCAATCCCGGCCTTTTTGTAGGCCTCGACCGTGTCACCCGAACCGATCTTTTCCATCCAGTTCTTGAGGTTGTTCGCCGCCTCATCCGAGCCGCCGGCAGTCTTCATTTGCACCTGAAGCATCGCGCCCAGTTGCGTGACCGAATCCATCCCGGTGATGCCCAGCTTGCCCATGCCTGCCAACAGCTCAGGGAACCAGCGCGCCATATCGGCCGCCTCGAAGCTGCCCGCCTGCCCTTGGTAGGCGATCGCCTCCAGCGCCTTTTGCATCATGGCCGGATCGGTGATTTTGGCGTTCTGCCCCAGGGCGTTGATCATGCGCGCAGTTTCGCCACCATCCGAGCCTTGGCCCACGGAGAACTTGGCCGCCGTCGGGGCATATTGCAGGGCCTTGTCCAGCTCCATGCCAGCCCCCACCAGCGCGTTGACCACCTCGGCCACCTGATTGCGCGCCATGCCGGTGTCGCGAGACGTGTCGATCACCGTCCGGGACAACTTCGCCTCTTCGGGCTTGTTGGCAATGTTCGACTTGATCGCAATGTCACGAATGATCGCGCCATAGTCCGCGCTGATCTTCGCCGGGAGCGCCAGCGCCGCCGTGCCGGCGACCGCTTGGCCGACACTGCTTCTCAGGCGCTGCTTGCCCTCATCGATTTGCTGGTGACCCTTGGCTTTCAGCTCAGCCTTGGCAGCCATCTGCCCCATGGTGTTGTAGGCCTTGGCCAGATTGCGGACTTCAACGCCTTGCTTCTTCAGACTACTGAGATTGCTTTCCAGCTGTTTCAGCAGCGCGCCGGCGCCCTTCTCGCCAGCCATGTGTGCCTTGCGCCATTCATCGCGCAACCGCATGGTGTCGCCAATGGTCTTTTCCAGCACCCGGGCTTTTTTGCCCTCGGCCTCCAGGCGCTTGATACGACTGGTGACATCCTTGAACGCGGAACCCACGGTAGAGCTGACCGCCCCGCCAATGACCAGGCCGAGCGCGAGTTTGTTCGCCATGTACTTGCCCTATACGTCGGGTCGATCAAACAGCGGCTCAATCCGTGAGCCACCAAACCATCTCTGAAAAGGGCATGGCCGTAATCTCGGCGGCAGAGAACCCTGTCTCTTTCGCCAAGCGCTGGGCCGCCATTTTGAGGGTGGTCGCGTTAAACGTCGTCTTCTTCGACCAGGCGAAAATAGCCCGCCGATAGGCGCTGATAGTCCTTGTATTTCAGGCTCAACAGTTCCGCCTCGGTGAGCCCCAGCAAGCTGCTGAACAGCGACAACTCCTGTTTTTCATAGTCGCCATTGCCCGCCACCTTGGAGGCGCGCCAATCCATGACGCTGGGCGCACGCATCATCAACTTGTCGGTCAGGACACCGCTGATCAGGGTTTTGTATTTGAGCGTTACGGTAACGCCCTCATCGCTCAGCTTCAGCCAGCTCGGCAGTTCTTGGTCTTGGGTTACTTGGGTCATGTGCTTTTGTCCTTAGAGGCCGAGGGCCGAGCGTTCAGCCGCAGCTTGGTCGACACCGTCGACCACCATCACCATGTTGAGCGGGTCGATCTCGTACATGACCCGGCCGTCAATCTCCAGCTTGTAGTAGACCAGCTTGACCGCGTGCTTGATTTCAGCCTTGTCGGCCGGTTTCCAGTCGCCCATGTCGACCTCTTTGATGCCGCCGCGCATGGTCACAATGACCGGCGTGACCGTACCCTTCAGG